TGACCCTGCCGCAAGCAGCACGGACACCGTGCCAGTTGCCGACGATGCCGGATAGCCCGACCCTTGCGGACCTTGAGGTCACGCACGACGCTAGGGGCCTTATGCTGGCCGTGTGCGACGGTCGGAGAGATTTAGCGGTCCAAGCCTTCGACGCGCAAGCTCGCGCGTTGGCTCCCCCTCCCCGCCCGTTTTGGCGCTTTTGGTGAATACCAATGTCCGCAAAGTCTGGCGCTCCAGCCCTTACCGAAGACGAAGCCCGCCGCACGATTGACGTGATGGAGGAGTGTATGGCGGAGGGGTTGCCAGAGCGGTCCACTGGCGGCAGACCTTCGGCCCGCATGGAGTGCGCGCGCAGGCTCGGGATTGCCCCACCCTCGCTGGACCGCAGGCTGGATCAGGCCCGCACACTGTACCAACTGACACCCAACGCCGACGCCCACATAAAACGCCGGGAAGCCGAGCCGTTCACGTTCGACGCCCTGCCACACGACGGCGAGCCAACCGCCGAGGACTTGATCGCGGCGCTGTCTGTGCGCCACGCCAAGCGCAAGGCATACCACGACGCCGCCAAGCTGCGGCAGGTCCGCATCAATCTCGGCGGGCCGATCGCCATTGCCGGGTTCGGAGATCCGCACGTTGACGACAAGGGTTGCGCATGGGGAGATCTGGAGCGCGACGTCCGCATCTGCCGCGACACGCCGGGGATGCTGGCCGTCGATGTTGGCGATAATTCGAACAACTGGGTCGGGCGTCTGATGCGCCTCTACGCCGATCAGGAGGTGACGCCGAAGCAGTCGCTTCAACTGATCGAGTGGCTGATGTGCGCCCTGCCGTGGCTGCATTGGGAGGACGGCAACCACGACGCATGGAACACCGAGAAGGGCGACCCTGTCGCCATCATGCACAAGATGCACAAGCGGCTCGGGTCCATGAACGTCGGTGGCACGCGCCTGCAACTGAACCTGCCTGTCGGCGCGTCCGTGTTCATGCACGTCCGCCACGACTTCCCTGGCGGGTCGCAGTTCAACCCAGCTCACGCCATGGTGCGCGAGACGCTGTTCGGGTTCCGTGACCACATCATGATGTGCGGCCACCGGCACCACACCGGCTACATCCCGGTCTGGCACAACGACCCGCGCCGGCTGTGCCACGGGTTCCGTCTCGGCACTTACAAGGACATGGACCACTACGCCGCAGAAAAAGGTTTTCAGGACGGCAACTGGGCGCGGTCTATGGCCGCTGTGATCGACCCTGATCACGCCTCCGACCCGGTCCGTTTTGTCAAGGCGTTTTTCTCGTTGGAGGAGGCCGCCGAATACCTGACGTGGCGTCGCGCCAAATGGGAGCTTGGCTACACGGCAGCAATATAGCCTGTTGCCAAAATACCCCGGCACAGTTACCTTCACAGCACTACACCCTACCGGCGGGGCAACACCGGGGGTTCAGAGAGCCAACATGTCAGAAGAACAAAGCCCAGCGGGGGTTGAAGCCGCGCCGGAACTGGAGGTCACGGCCCCTCCCGTTACCGAAGTCCAAACGCCGGAAGACGTTGCGCCCAAGACCTTCAGCCAGGAAGAACTGGATGCGGTCGTCAGCAAGCGTCTCGCACGAGAGCAGCGTAAATGGGAACGAGAGCAACAGCGCCAAACGCCACCGCCCGTCGTCCTTCCGCCGGCAGACCAGTTCGAGAGCACCGAGGCATACGCTGAGGCGCTGGCAGAGCAAAGGGCAGTTGCCTTGGTCGAGCAGAGGGAGCGGCAGCGACAGCAGGACGCAGTTGTTGAAGCCTATTTCGACCGCGAGGAGCAGGCCCTCGGCAAGTATGACGACTTCAAACAGGTCGCATACAACCCGTCCCTGCCGATTACCGCCGAGATGGCTGAAACCATCCGCGCCTCCGACCAAGGCCCCGACGTGCTTTACCACCTCGGGTCCAATCCGGCGGAAGCGTCACGGATCTCGAAACTGTCGCCGCTCTTGCAGGCCAAGGAAATCGGACGGATTGAGGCTGCCTTGGCAGCGTCGCCTCCGGTCAAACGCACCACCTCCGCACCACCGCCTATCTCGCCTGTCACGCCTACCAGCAACGGCGCTCCAGCCTACGACACCACCGACCCCCGCTCTGTATCTTCCATGAGCACGTCGGAATGGATCGCGCAGGAACGGCTTCGGCAGATGAGAAAAGCAGCCAACTGAACCCCATCTGCAAGGAACCACCGCTGTGGCCAACTCTCTGCTTACCATTGACATGATCACCAGGAAGGCCCTGGAGATTTTCGAAAACAACCTCGTCCTGACGCGCAACATCAACCGCCAGTACGACGACAGCTTCGCCAAGGAAGGTGCCAAGATCGGCTCCACCCTGCGCATCCGCCTGCCCGACCGCACCCTCGTCACCGACGGTGCCGCCCTGCAAGTGCAGGACGAGAACGAGCAGTTCACCACGATGTCGGTGTCCAACCAGAAGCACATCGGCGTCAACTTCACGACCGCCGAAATGGCCCTGTCGCTGGACGACTTCGCTGACCGCATCCTCAAGCCGCGCATCAGCCAGCTCGCCGCCAGCGTCGACGCTGACGTCGCCAACGTCTACAAGGACGTCTTCAACGCCGTCGGCACCGCCGCCACCACCCCCGCCACCTCCGAGGTTCTGCTGGCTGGCCAGCGCGTCCTCAACGAAGGCGCTGTCCCGATGGACATGCGCTATGCGACCGTCAACCCTGCCGCAAACGCCGGCCTGGTCGAAGGTCTCAAGGGCCTGTTCAACCCCGGCCCGACCATCAGCCGTCAGTTCAAGAGCGGCATGATGGGTGAAGGCGTGCTCGGCTACGACGAGATCAACATGTCGCAGTCGATCAAAGTCCACGCCTACGGCACCCGTGCCGCCACCGGCGCTACCGTGACGACCACCGTCGCCACTCAAGGCGCGTCGACCATTGCCATCACCGGCAGCGGCTCGCAGATCATCAACAAGGGCGACACCTTCACGATCGCCAGCGTGTTTGCGGTCAACCCGCAGACCCGCGAAAGCACCGGTCAACTCCAGCGTTTCGTCTGCACGGCCACCAACACGGCCTCGGGCGGTGCCTACACCTCGGTGGCTATCTCGCCGCCGATCTACACGTCGTCCGAGGCTCTGGCCACGGTTACTGCGTTCCCGCAGTCCGGCGCTGCCATCGTCTTTGATGGTGTCGCCTCGACCTCGGCTCCGCAGAACCTGATCTACCACAAGGACGCCTTCTCGTTCGCCACCGCCGACCTCCTGCTTCCGCAAGGTGTCGACATGGCTTCGCGTCAGGTCCACAACGGCATCTCCATGCGCATCGTTCGTGATTACGACATCAACAACGACCGCATGCCGTGCCGCATCGACGTCCTGTACGGCTACGCCGCCATCCGCCCCGCCGCCGCCACCCGGCTGCTCGGCTAACCCCCTCCCGAAGGAGAGACAACTATGACTATCTCGAACATCGGCGGCGGGTCTCAGATCGGCGACGGCAACCTCAACGAGGTTGTTCTCTCCGTCGTTCCCGCTCCGCCCGCCGCCACCGTCACCGCCACCCTCTCGGTGGCGCAAATCACCAGCGGCATCCTTCTTGGCAGCCCCGGCGCTTCCGCTGCGGCCTACACCCTGCCGACCTGCGCCACCCTCGACGCAGCCCTCGGCAACGCCAAGATCGGCTCGTCGTTTGACCTCGCGGTCATCAACGTCGACGGTTCGTCCTCGGGTGTCATCACCATGACGACCAACACCGGCTGGACCCTCGTCGGTCTGATGACCGTCGTGGCCACCGCTGGCACCGCCCAGGCTTTCCGCGCTCGCAAGACTGGCGACGCAACCTGGACCCTGTACCGCATCGCCTAACGCCTACCCCGCCCCGCCTTAACCGGCGGGGCGGCACTACCCTTGCCAACGACAGGACGACAGCATGACGACCGCAGGAGACATCATCTACGGCGCGCTCCGGCTGATCGGTCAACTGGCCGAGGGCGAGGTCCCGTCAGCGGACACGGCGCAGGACGCGCTGGCCGCGATGAACATGATGATTGATAGCTGGAGCACCGAGAGGCTCGCTGTCTACGCCACCCAAGACCAGACATTCACATGGCCCGCAGGGCAGGCGACCCGCACGCTCGGGCCGACCGGCAACTTCGTCGGCCTGCGTCCCGTGCTGCTCAACGACGCCACCTACTACGTCGACCCGCAGGGCCTGTCGTTCATGCCCGCCATCATCAACGAGGCGGAATACAACGCCATCGTCCTCAAGACGGTGACGAGCACCTACCCGCAGGTTATCTACGCCGAGGCGACGAACCCGAACGCCACATACACGGTCTACCCTGTACCGACGCAGGCGATGGTGTGGCACTTCATCTCGGTGCTGGAGCTGGCGCAGCCCGCGACGCTCGGCACGGAACTGGTCTTCCCGCCCGGCTACCTGCGCGCCTTCCGCTACAATCTGGCCTGCGAACTGGCCCCGGAGTTCGGCGTCGAGCCGTCGCCGCAGGTGACGCGCGTCGCCATGGTGTCCAAGCGGAACCTCAAGCGGATCAACAATCCGGGCGACATTATGGCCATGCCGTCGGGCATCATGGGTTCGCCAGGGCGGTACAACATCTACACCAACCAGCCGAACTGACATGAAGTCTCCGATCCTCGGCAGCAGCTATGTCGTCCGCAGCGTCAACGCTGCCGACAACCGCATGGTCAATCTGTATCCCGAGGTCATGGCCGAGGGCGGGCTGGAGGCGGCGTATCTGCAACGGTGCCCCGGCCTGCGGTTCATCTCGACCGTCGGCGCAGGCCCCGTCCAAGGGCTTTGGTCGAACGGCAACACCGGCTACGTCGTATCTGGCCAGTCGTTCTACTCGGTCACGTCCGCCGGCGTCTCTACGCTAATCGGCACCGTCACGAATAGCGGCCCGGTGTCAATGGCCGACAACGGCACGCAACTGTTCATCGCTGCCGACCCCAAGGGCTACATCTACAACTTCGACACGGGCGTGCTGGCCGAGATCACCGACGAGGATTTTCCGGGTGCCAGCACCGTCGCCTACCTCGACGGTTATTTTGTCTTCACGGAACCCAACTCGCAGCGCATCTGGGTCACCACCCTGTTCGACGGCAACAGCGTAGATCCGCTTGACTTCGCCAGCGCCGAGGGTGCGCCTGACGACGTGGTCGGTCTGGTCGCCAACCACCGCGAGGTGTGGGTGCTGGGCACCAACTCGACCGAGGTCTGGTATAACTCGGGCGACGCCGACTTCCCGTTGGCCCGCATCCAAGGGGCTTACAACGAGGTCGGCTGCGTCGCGCCTAACTCGATCGCCAAGCTGGACAACAGCATCACCTGGCTGGGTCAGGACGCCCGTGGGCGCGGCATCGTCTACCGCGCCAACGGCTATCAGGCCGAGCGCATCTCGACGCACGCCGTCGAGTTCGCCATCCAAAGCTACACCGACATGACGGACGCGGTGGCCTACTCCTACCAACAGGACGGCCACGAGTTCTACGTCCTCAACTTCCCGCTGGCCGACACGACGTGGGTGTTCGACGCCGCGACGCGGGCGTGGCACGAGCGGCGCGGCCTCAAGAACGGCGTGTTCACGCGCCATCGGTCCAACTGCTTTGTCAACTTCAACGGCCTGCTGGTCGTCGGCGACTTTGAAAACGGCAACCTGTACGAACTGGACCTCGACACCTACGCCGACAACAGCCTGGTCCAGAAGTGGCTGCGTCGGTGGCGGGCGCTGCCGACGGGCGGCAACGACTTCAAGCGCACCGCGCACCACGCCTTGCAACTGGTCTGCGAGACGGGTGTCGGCTTGGAGGGCTACACCGACGATGAGGCGCTGTTGGTCGAGACGGGCGTTGATCTGCTTGTGTCAGCCGATGTGCCGCTGCTGCTTGGCCAACCGGTCCTTGAGGGTGCCGACCCGCAGATCATGCTGCGCTGGTCCGACGACGGCGGGCACACGTGGTCGAAAGAGCACTGGCGGTCCATGGGGCCGATCGGTCAGTCCTCGACGCGCGTCATCTGGCGTCGGCTGGGCATGACCGACAAGCTGCGCGACCGCGTCTACGAGGTGTCGGGTACCGCTGCCGTCAAGGTGGCGATCATGGGTGCCGAGCTGACCGTGAGCGGCACCAATGGCTGACATCACCTCGATCCCCGCCGCGCGCGTCCCGGTGCTGGAGCCGGGCACGGCGATCATGTCGCGCGAATGGTATCGGTTCCTGTTCAACCAGTTCGGCCAGACCGGCAGCGGCACCACCGACATATCCATCAGCGACCTCTCGCTTGCGCCGTTCAGCGGTGCGGAGGCCGAGGCGATGATGGATCTGGTGCGTGCCGACGTGCAAGGGCTGTTGTCCGCCCCACCGTTGGTGCCGCCGCAGGGCTACGCTGGCGGGTTCGCCAACACGGCAACGCAGACGCTGTCGGGCGCGAGCGCGGCGAACGCCGTGACGTTCAACACCACCAACTACGCCAGCGGCGTCAGCCTCAACACCAGTTCGCGCATCGGCGTCACCCGCGCAGGGGCGTTCATGATCTCTGCCACGATTTCGCTGGACAAGACGACCGGCGGCTCGACCTTGGCGTATCTGTGGCTGCGCAAAAACGGCGTCGACGTGGCCAACTCCACGAGCCGGTGGCGATTGAAAGGTAACGACGACGAGGTGCTGGTCCCGTTGCTGGCGACGCTGTCGCTGACGCATAACGATTATGTAGAGCTGATGTGGGCCGCTGACGACACCAATGTTATACTGAACGCCCACGCTGCGACTGCGTTCGCCCCTGCAAGCCCTTCGGCGCTGTTGAGCATCACACAGGTTGACCAATGACCGTTTTCCTTTCGCCTCTCGCCGGCGCTGGCCAGCAGTTCCTTGACAACTCCGGCAACCCGCTGACCGGCGGGCTGCTCTACACCTACGCGGCGGGCACGACGACGCCTACCACCACCTACACGACGGCGGCAGGCACGACGCCCCATGCCAACCCGATCGTCATGGATGCTGCGGGGCGGCTGGAGAGCGAGGTGTGGCTGACCGGCGAGGTCGCCTACAAGTTCATCCTGCGCGACAGCGCAGGCGGGCTGATCGGCACCTACGACGACATCTACGGCATCAACGACGTGAGCGCGACGGGCGTGCCGTGGTCGGAGATCACCGCCACCCCGACGACCCTGGCGGGCTACGGCATCACCAACGGCCTGTCGACCACCGTCGCTGCGGCCACCTACGCGCCGATCAACAACGCGGCGCTGACCGGCACGACGACGATCCAGGATGCGGCTGCTGCATCGCACACGGCAGGCTATCTCGACGTGCCGCAGAGCCTCAAGACCGCCAATCACCAACTGGTGCTGGCCGACCGGGGCAAGTCCGTAGTCATGAACGGCTCGTCGTTGACGCTGACCGTCCCCGCCAACAGCGCGGTGGCGTTCCCGATCGGCACGGCCATCGTCGTCATCAACGTCAACGCCACGTCACTGTCGGTGGCGATCACGACCGACACGATGACACTGGTCAACACCACGACCACCGGCACCCGCACGCTGGCGCAGAACGCCATGGCCACGCTGGTCAAGGTCGGCGCGACGAACTGGATCGTCGCCGGGCTGGGGGTCACCTGATGACCGGCGTCGTCGCCGTCATGGCAGGTCTGAGCGTCCAGACCGCCCCTACGCTGGTCACGTTCGATTTTTCGACAGGATCCGGCACCGTCACGATCCCCGCGTCGCCTGACAGCGTCGTCATCGAGGTGTGGGGCGGCGGCGGCGGCGGCGGGTTCGGCATCGAGGGGTCCAACGAGGGCGGCGGCGGCGGCGCGGGAGGCTACAGCAAGACTACGCTGGCCCTGAGCGGCACTGACGCGGCCAAGACCATCCTCTACGCCGTCGGCGTGGGTGGCACCGGGTCCAACACCCCTGACCCTGGCAACACGGGCGGCACCTCGTCGGTGTCGAGCGGGACGTATACGATCACGCCGATGATCGCCACTGGCGGCACGGGCGGCACGTCCGACGGCAACACCATCCAAGGCCAAGGCGGCACCGCCTCGGGTGGCTCCGACACCAACACGACGGGCATCGGCGGCAACTTCTTCACGCAGGCCGGGGCTGCGGCCACGGCGGGCGTTGCGGGGTTGCAAGGTGGTGCTGGCGGCAACGGTGGCGTTGCCGCCGTCGGCGGCGACACGGGCGACAGCGGCCTGACGGGGCGGGTCCGCTTCGTCTTCACAGTATAGGAGGGCCTGATGGCCGTTTACGTTCGCGTTCTGATCCCGTCAAAGACGGCAGAGAACACCCAGACGACGCAAT